AGATAACTTAGAATTTATAAAAGAATGTAAAACGCTAGACAAAGCATCGCAATCGTCGGTATTACACGCAGACCACCTAAAGATAATTAGAAGGATAGACGACACAATAAGCCATAACAGGACTTGACAACACCCTATATTGCTTATAAGGGGGGTGAGGATATTAGATGAGCCGATGGGTAGAAGATTGGCGAGAGGTATTTGACAAAATAATTAAAACGGTGTATATAGATATAATAATTTAAAATAGTTTTCAAGGTCTCTAACCAAAACAAACGGAAGAGGCGCAAAAAGCGCCTTTTTTATTTATGGAAACTAAAAAAAGAAAAATAACCGACCCCGAAGAATACGCTATTATCAAGAGCGTTTATTTTGATAAAGACAATGGGCGGGAAAATATAGAACAATCGGAAAGATGGGAAAGGATAGATGCAAGAAATAGAAATACTAATAATAACGCAAGATGAAAATAACCTCCACGCTGGAAAAAATAAAATCAAATTACGACAAGCCAATAGATATTATTGAGGGTTTGTCGTTTTCGCAAAAGAAACAAATCAGAACGATTGAGTTTTATAGTAACTCTAAATATCTTAAGGGCAACAAAGACGAGCTGGGCAGAGAGAAACCATATTATCAGATATTAAACGCTATCTGTGATGTTGAGGACTCGGCTAAAGATGTGGACACAAAAGATGTAAACATAACATCAGATGATAACGGGCATTACGAGAAAAGTTGGTTAATGTCAAAAGATGTTCAAGTGTGGATGAAAGAAACTAACTTTGCCAAGACGCTAAACGATATGCGGAGTGTTCACACGAGATACGGCTCGTTGCTGGTAAAGAAAGTAACAAAAAAAGATGAGGACGGGGAAAAACAGTTATACATTGAAATGCCAGAGTGGAAGAATGTTATCACTGATCAGGTTAATATCTTACAGGGAGAGATAGTTGAAACGCATTGGATGACGCCGATTGAATTGTCAAAGATGACTGAATGGAAAAACAAAGAAAAAATACTTGAAAAGATAAAAGACGAGGGAAAAAGAATACCCGTTTATGAAGTTAGGGGGGAGTTTAGTCAAGCAGTGATTAAGGACTGTGCGGGGTTGAAATATACGCCGAAAGACGAAAATGTGTTTTCTTACCAGTTATATTATATTGCGGGAAATCCCGTTGATGCTGGAACACAGGAAAAGGGAGATGCTTTTATACCCCTTTATTGGGAAGATAATACAGAAAGGGTCTATAAGTATTTGGCAAGAAAACCAAAAGCGGGACGAGCATTCGGGGTTGGAGTAACAGAAGAAGGAGAAGAGGCTCAGGTCTGGACAAACGATGCCGTATTGAAGCAACAAAGAGCAATGGAATACACTACGAAGGTTATTGGGCAATCGGCAAGTAAAAAACTAAAAGGAAGAAATTTATTAACAGAAACCGATGACGGGACGATACTTGAGCACGAGGAAAACAAGCCGATAATGCCAATCAATCTCTTGCCAAGCGGAGGATTGCAACAATACACGAATTTAATCAATCAATGGTATGACCAGTTAGAAAAAACAACATCCGCTTACTCGGCCCAAAGAGGAGATACGCCACCATCAGGAACACCATTTAGATTACAGGCAACAGTTTTACAGCAATCATCAAGCGTATTCAAAACATTACAGCAAGAATTTGGCATATTTATTACCGAGTTGTTAGAAGATTGGGTTATGCCGTTTTTGTCTAAGCGATTAAATCAAGAACACATATTGGCCTATGAGTTTAGTCCGGACGAATTAAAGAAGATAGACAAGGCATTCACAGTCAGCGATGCAAACAAGAGGGCGATTCAAATGGTTATGAGCGATAAGGGCTTTACGCAGGAGGAATATGACAGCTGGATAGAAAACGCAGACGAGTTTATCAAAAAGACAAAATCGCAAAGGTTTATATCTATACCGAAAGATTATTACAAGGACTTAAAACCAAAGATAACTGTTAATATCACGGGCGAACAGAGGAATAAAGCGGCAACTCTTGAAAGCTTAAGCAATATTTTGACTGTATATGCGAGTAATCCGAACATATCCAGCGACCCCGTGGCATCGCAGTTATTAGCAAGAATAATAGAATTGTCGGGGGCGGGAATTAGTCCAGTGCAGATTACATCAGCAATGAATGAAAAGACAAAGAATGATGCGTTAATACGAGAACAGACAGCAGGGCAATCCTCGCAACAGAAGAAGTTAGGGTTAATGGCAACGGCAACAAAAATATGAAAAATTTACAGCAATTCAACCAAGACACGGACACGAAAGAAAATGTAAGAAATTATTTTATAGATATACTTGAAAAAGAGGCAATCAGAAGAGTGTTTGATAGGGAAGATGTAACGGCTTTAGCCGAAGCCAGAGAAATAATAAATAAAGCGTTTGATAATTTAGATGTATTGTTTCCGCAAAAGGTCGTTAAAAAAAATATAGAAAACGAAGCTCGTTAAAATGAACAAGAAATCAAAAAAGAAAGGAATATCACAGGATAAACTTTCCAAACTTGCGGACATTACCTATAACACAATTATTAAAATTGAATCAGGCGCGACATATAATCCAAGGGTCGAAACATTAAAACAAATTGCCAATGCTCTGGGCGTTGGAATTGACGATTTAATGAAATAAAATAAATTAGGAATATAAAAAATATGCCATCAATAAATTTCAAAGGGAAAAATGCAGTTTGGAATCATCACTTATCAGTTCCATATCAAATACTGGAAAAGGATAAAAAATTATCTGTAAAAGGAAAAAATGAGGACGAAAACTTGATTATTGAAGCAGACAATTTACTCGCGCTTAAAAGTTTGCTTCCCAAATATCAAGGGCGAATTAGGTGCATGTATATTGATCCGCCATACAATACTGGCAACGAGGGCTGGATTTATAATGACAAAGTAAATAGCCCGTTGATAAAAGAGTGGCTTGGAAAAGCAGTTGGCTCGGATGATTTAACAAGGCATGATAAGTGGCTTTGCATGATGACTCCGCGCTTAAAATTGTTATACGAATTATTAGACGAAAAGGGAATAATTTTTATAAGTATTGATGATAACGAAGTCCATTTTTTGAAGGAGTTAATGGAAGAAATTTTTGGCGAAGATAATGTTGATATTTGCGTTTGGAAAAAAGTTGATCCTAAATATGACAAAAATGTAAACGCTAAAATAATCACACGGACAAAAAGAATACACGAATTTATTGTCATAGGATACAAGAACAAAAAAGATACAATTTTTGAGAAAATCAAAAAATTGCCGAGGTGGAACAAAGAGAAAGGCAACCCAGATAAAGATCCGCGAGGCGGATGGGAATCTGGGATACTGTCTTTTGAGGAAGGTCATAAAAACGAAGATAGAAGTTCAGAATATTACTATACAATCACAACTCCGTCCGGGAAAAAAATCACAAGACATTTCTTTATCACGAAAGATGAATTCGAGAGTTTATTTGCTGATAATAGGATTTATTTTCCAAAAAAAGGAGACGGGATACCTAGGTTAAAAATTTTTGAAAAAGAAGAAAAAGATTTTTATTTTGAAACAATCCTTGAGGGGGTTGGCTCATTAAATTCTGCAAAAAAAGAATTGGCGGAAATTTTTAGCATTGTGGAAGAAGATGTTTTTGATACTCCAAAGCCAACAAAACTTATTAAAGAAATTATAAGAGCAACTGCTCCAAAAGATGCGATTATTCTGGACTCATTTGCCGGAACAGGAACAACGGCTCATGCTGTTTTAGATTTAAACAAAGAGGACGGAAAATCCGGCAATAGGAAATTTATTTTAGTTCAGCTTCCAGAAAAAATTGAAAAAGATATGCCTGCCTACAAAGCAGGATTTAGATTTGTCCATGAAATTATGAGAGAGCGTGTTTCAAAAGCAATTAAGATGAATAAATACGAAGCAGGCTATTCTTATATGAAGCTTGGATCAAAAATTGACGCCGACTCTATATTGTCAGGCGATTTGCCTAATTATAAAGACTTTGCCAAATATGTTTTCTATCTCGCAACAGGCAAAATAATGGAAAATGAAAAATCTATCAACGAAAGAGATTATTTTGTTGGCAAAGTTAATGGCGAATCTATCTATCTTATATACATAAAAAATAATGAAAAATTAAGAGAATTGGCAATTACATTGGATTGGGCTGAATCAATAAATAAAAAAGATAAAAGCAAAAAGATAGTTTATGCACCAGCTTGCTTTTTAGATGAGGAATATTTAGATAAATTTAATATTCATTTTGTCAGTATTCCTTATAATCTTTTTGAGAAAAAATAGTTACTACTCTACAGCTCTTTTACGAGAGCTGAAATGTGGCAATTAGCCACAGCTCGCAGGTAAGCATATTCCTGCATTAAACGCTCGCCAGTAAGCATATTCTGGCATAAATCAATGGACGAAGACACCAAAGATGTCGCTGTGGACGAAAACACAGAGGTTGACGAAGCTACCAATAGCAACGAATCGGTGGAAGAGGATACCGAGGCCATAAAGTTAAGATTGGCAGACGCCTTAAAGGCAAAAGCCGAATTGACCGCAAGGGCTAAAAAAGCCGAAGAGGAATTAAGAACCTTAAAAGCTAAACCTCAATCGGAATTAAAAACTAACGACCCGCAATTATCGGACGAATTAAAATTGATTGCTCGTGGCTTGTCCGATGAAGCGATAGAGCAGGCAAAAGTAATCGCTAGGGGAAAGGGAATATCCCTACCCGAAGCGGTGAAAGACCCGATGTTTCAAGTAGCCCAAAGAGATTTGGACGAAAAAGAAAAAAGGGAAAAAGCCAAACTCGGAGCGTCAAAGGGTTCGGGCGAAAGTGAACCCGAAGTAAAGGGTTTTGAGTCCGGAACAAGCCGAGACGAACACAAAAAAGCGTTTGAAAAAATTGTGGGTAAAAAATAAATGGCATTTCCAAATTACACAGAAACAAGCGTAACCCTTGATTCTTTTATTCCGTCAGTATGGGGGGAAAAAATTAACGACTTTTACCGGTCAAGACTGGTAATCGCCGAATTTTTTACCGACAGAAGTTCGGAATTAAGCGAGGGCGGCGAAGCGCTTTATACTCCAAAGATGACGGAGTTTAGCGCAACAGCCAAGTCAAATGCGACAGCCGTTACCCTAAATTATCCTACAGAAACCAAAGTAACATTATCTGTAGATCAGTGGTATGAGGCATCATTCGCAATCGAAGACAAAGAAGCAGCACAAGTAAAACATTCTTACTACATACAAGAAAAGTATGCGCAAAACTGCGGATTCGCAGTGGCGAAAAAGTTAGAAGTTGCCCTTGCGTCGCTGTTTGACAATTTTGCTACTACGGTTGGAGCGTCAACAACTTCAGTCGCAGATAGCGAGATTAGACAAGCGATTGCCTCGTTAGAGGGAGTAAGTGTTGACACTACACAAGATTGCGCCTTTATTATGCATCCTAATGTTTTTTGGAAACAGGTGCAGAATTTAGACAAGTTTAGTTTAGCGGTCAATTCACCAGTGAACGATCCGACTGGGAAAACACCGAAAGCATCACTATACGGTATTCCCGTTTATGTAACGCCTAATGTGCAATACATTTCAGGAACAGTCGGAAGAGCCAACTGCTTAGCACATAAAGATGCCTTGCATTGGGCAACCTCCCCATTAGGGTCTGGTGGTTCAAAAGGTAGCTCTATGGTTGGCAAGTTTGGAGTTAGAGTTCAATCAAACTATGTCCCTGAGTATCTATCAACTATTACAACCGCAGACATTCTCTACGGTGTAGTAGAAAACCGAGATACATCTGGCGTAGCGATTTGGACAGCCAATTAGTCAATTATTAGTTTAATTGTTGCTTCTCGCCTTTACTGCCCAAATTGGTAAAGACGAGGGCAATTTGGAAGTAACAATTATGCAAGGAAAAACAGTAATAAGCTCAAATCCCGTTAAGACATCCGAAATGATAGATTTTAACGGAAATATCATAGACCCGAGAACGAAACGGGTAATCGTGCCGAAAGAAGAGGAATATTTATCACCACTAGTAACCACAACGCCACCAGTAGCACAAAATGAGCCCGTAGCGAGTTCTACGGTAGAAGTTGATGGATTATCTATTCTAGACCAGATAGAGGCGACAAAACGAAAATTAGTCGAGTTAGAAGAACTTAAACAATTAAAGATAGCTCAAAAGAAAAAAGAGCTTGAGTTATTAGAGCAATGATATGAAAGTATTTTATATTAACAGTGGAAACTTAAACGGGAGCTTTAATGTGCGATGTTTGTTTCCCTTACAGGCGAATGGTTGGGACGGGGATAGGACGACATTCTTGCTAAACCAGATGACAAGGCGAGAGCGGCTTTAAATGCAGAGATAGTTGTTTTTCATAGACCAATAGCCAAGCAACTAATAGAACTTGCGAGAATATTAAAAAAGCAAGGAAAGAAAATCGTAATGGATAACGATGATACATTAAAGGAAGACAATGGATTTAAGTTTAACGAGTATATGAATGAAAAACGGGTGGAAAGAGGAATGGAAGTAATGGATAGGGCGTTAGATAGATTTGCGGTAGAGGCGGATATGGTTACCTGCGCAACGGATTTTCTTAAAAGAGAATATGAGGAGGTAAATGATAAGGTGGTGGTATTACCGAATTGCGTTGACCCGTTTTATTATCCAAAGCCGTTAAGAAACGAAACAGAAATAATCAGGATAGGAATAACGGGTTCGGTGGGAATAACTAATGACATAGAGGCGCTAAAGCCGATTATTCATTATTACCAGAACGATAAAAGAGTAAGATTGGTATTATTGTCAACACCGCCGAGAGGGCAAGACGATATTTACAAAGAATTATACTCCGAGCAATACGCCTATTGGAGTTCGGTGAATATAGAATGGCATCCGTTTGCTAGGGTAGATGAGTATTACAAGAAACTGAATGATTTGCGGTTGGATATGGTGATAATCCCGAGATTTGATAGTTATTTTAACAGATGTAAAAGCAATCTTAAGTTTTTAGAAAACTCAGTATTAGAAATACCGACAATCGGACAATCGTTTTCAACAAAGGATAGTCCTTATGAGGTCAACCCCGAAGACGCAAAACATCTCTTATTGGCGGAAAACTCGGAAGAATTTATTACTCAGATAGAAAAACTAATTGCCGATAAAGAATTACGATTAAGAATGGGTAGGGAAGCGAGAGATTATGTGTTAGGAAATTATAATATTAACGATGCCAAAAACTATCTCAAATGGGTTGAGGCGTATAAACAAATATAAAAATATGGAAAATACAAATTATCCAAGAGAAATAAAACTAACGAATGATGAATTGAAAGAATTGATTGAAAAGAAAGCCGAAATTGTTAATAACGGCAGGGCAAAATCAGAAGAGATAGAAAAACTTGAATTAGAAATGGCGGAAATAGAAAAACAGCTTATTGAAGAAGAAGGGAAGGTTGATTTGGAGGAATTTTACAAGAAAGAACAGGCGATAACCAGAAGAATGGAAAAATGTATCAAAGATATTGATGATGTA